ATTTCAGATTCATATTTTGCTGGTAAAAAAATTAATGAAACATGAGGATCATTAAATTATAATCCATTTTCTTTTGATTTTATGGTTAATGAAGATTTTTCAAATTGATTTACTATTTTAAATTGAATTAAACATATTAATAATAATAAAGATACCATGTGGGCAAAAAAGTCTGATTTTTTAATTGATTGCTCATTGTTATTATTAGATAATTATAATAAAGCTTTTAAAACCATCACATTTAAAAATACTTTTCCTTCTGATTTAGGAGACATTACATTAAATAAAAGAGAAGGTGAAAATTATCTTGAATCAACAGTAACATTAAATTATGATTATTTTGAATAAATAATAAATATAAATAATAATATAAAGAAAATAAATTTTAAAAGGAGTAAATAATATGGGATTCTATCTTTCTCCCCAGGTGGCTGTTCAAGAAATCGATCTTAGTACTACAATACCTGCAGTAGCTACTAGTATTGCCGTTCTTGCACTTAGAGACACCTATAAAGGACAAGAAAAAAAGAAATTATTAATAACTGATGAAGATACTTTAATTAGTACTTTTGGTGAACCAACTACAGAATCATACAGAGATATTTTTTCAGGAATAGGTTATTTAAAATATGGCAATAAACTTTATTGTACTAGAGTTCTTCCTGAAGATGCTACATTTTCTGGAACTTTAGCTACTTCAGGTTATTCAACTTCTGCTGATTCATTTCAAGGAATTGTTGAATCTGGTCAAGACCCGTTTAATTATGATAATTTAGAAACTGGTGATCCTGATGAATTTACAGAAAATAATTTAATTTATGATGATTCAAATCCATTTAGTTTAATTGCAGAATCAAGAGGTGCTTGAGGAAATAAACTTAGAGTTATTGCTATTGATAAACCTCTTTATGATGAATTAAAAGGGAAAACAATTACTCCAGAGCTTTCTGCTACAGCAGCAACATGAATTACTGATTATAATGATGGAACTCTTGCTGAAAAAGAAACCATGACTTATCAAGCTATTTATGAAGTTGATGAAGGATTAGTAGATAATTATTCTTTTCTTTTAATTGTTCAAGCTCAAGCACAAAATTCTAATGAATGACAAACAGTTGAAGTTCATAATGTTTCAACTAAAGAAAATGCAATTTCTGATGATGGTGTTTCTTTATTTGCAGAAAACTATATTAATCAAAATTCTAATTATATTCGTATTGATCTTAATGATGTTTATATTGATAAAGAAATTACTATTGGAACAAAATATTATGAATATTTAAAAGATGGATCAAATGGAACAGGAAATGCTACAGATTCAGATATTATAGAAGCTTATGAACTTTATGCAAATAATGAAGAAATTGATGTTAATTTATTTATTGATGGTGGAAAATCTGAAAATATTAAATCAAAATTAATTGAAATTTGCGAAACTACTCGTAAAGATTCATTTGCTATTTTAGATGTTCCTAAAGAAAAAGTTATTAATCAAACAAATATTGCAGAAAGTCTTAGACAATGAAGGTCTGGTTTAGGTGGATCTACATTTAATCCTAACACTTCTTATGCAGCTCTTTATGGTAATTGAATTGAAGTTTTTGATAAATATTCTAATAAATATCGTTGAGTTCCTTTTTCTGGTTATGCTGCTGGATTATATGCTAGAACAGATGAGGAAACAGAACCATGATTTGCTCCAGCTGGATTAAATAGAACAGTTCTTACTAATGTACGTAGATTAGCTTGAAATCCTCAAAAAGGTGAAAGAGATATTCTTTTTAGTAATGGAATTAATCCTGTTATTTCTATGGCTGGAAAAGGAAAAGTTATTTGAGGAGATAAAACTTTACTTGCTAAATCTTCTGCTTTTGATGCAATTAATGTTAGAAGACTTTTCTTAGTATTAGAAAAAGCAATTGCAGCAGCTTCAAAATGATTTCTCTTTGAACAAAATGATGCAATTACCAGATTACAATTAATTAATATGATTGAACCCTTTTTAAGAGATGTAAAAGCAAGAAGAGGAATTTATGAATTCAAGGTTGTTTGTGATGAAACAATTAATACAGGTGAAAGAATTGATCGAGGTGAATTATGAACAGATATTATCGTTAAACCCACAAGATCAGTTCGTTATATTGTTCTTCGATTTGCAGCTACAAAAACTGGGGCTAATTTAGAAGAAATTGCAACACAACTTGCTGGATAATAAAAATTAGGAGAAATAATAAATTTATTATTTCTCCTAATATAAATAATAATATAATTTTTGGAGGTTAAAAATAATGGCTGGATTTTCAATAGATGATTTCCGAGCTAATTTTCAAGCAGGATATAGACCATATTTATTCTATATTTATATTAATAATCCTGTTAGTTCTATTGGCATGGATAAAACTGCTTATTTAGTTTCAAGTACTTCATTACCTGGATCAACAATTACACCAGTTGAAACTCCTTGACAGGGAATGAATTATAAATTTGGGTCAGTTCAAACATTTGATGATTGAACATGTACATTTAGAGTAGATGCTGCAGCACAATTAAGAAAAGATTTAAAAGCTTGACAGAATTTAATTCATGATCCTGCAACTAATGTTTCAGGAGTTCCAAGTGATTATTTTGCTGATCAAACATTAGTGTTATTAGATAATAATGGTGATGATATTTTAACAATGACTTTAGTCGGAGCATGACCAACCAGTGTTGGTGAAATTGCATTAGATTATGGTTCAACTGATGTTGCTACTTTAGATTGTACTTTTAGTTTTCAGAGAACAATTGAAAATTAATTATTAGGAGAATTTGTTAATGTCTAATTTTAAAAAATATTTAAATGCATCTGTTTATGAATTTTCTTGTTTTTTACCTGGAATTAAACAAGAAATAAAATTTAAACCAATTACAACAAAACAATTAAAAAAATTATTAATTCATGAAAATGAAGAAGATCCTTTTATTTTAGAAAATTCATTAAATGAATTAATTTCAGAATGTGTGGAATGACCAGAAAGTTTTTCATTAAAAGATTTATATCAAGAAGATAGATTTTTTCTATTATTAGAAATTAGAAAAAAATCTAAAGGTGAAACATTTCAATTTAATTTAACTTGTCCAAAATGTAAATCTCAATCAGTTATTACAATTAATTTAAATAAATTTTCAATTAAAGAAAAAGATGATATTCCATTTGAATATATTGATTATAATGAATATATTTCTGTATTATTTGATCATATAAAAGTTGAAAATTTAAATAATTCATTTAATAAAATTTCAAAAATGAAAAATTTATCAGATAAAGAAAAAATGGTAAATTATGGATTATATGGATTAGCTGATTCTATTGTAAATATTAAAACACCAGATGGAATAGAAGAAATTGATTTTGAAGATAAATGTGAATTAATTGATAATGGTGTTGATATTTTTTATGATAAAGTAAGAACAGAAATTGAAGAAAGAAAATTTGGAGTTGATTTTAATTATTTAATTCAATGCCCGCATTGTGAATTTAGTCAAAGAGAAAAAATTACTCCTGATAAATTTTTTTTCTAATTAAGCTCTTCTGTATTGAAGATTCTGTTTCATCTTTATTAGAAGAGCAATACTCATTAAGTAAACATGCTAATATATCAATATCTGAAAGTAATGAATTACCAGATTTTGAAAGAAAAGCATATATATCATTAATAATAAGAGATTTAAAAAAAGAAGCTGAATCTTATTCAACTTAACTCGCTTGAGAAGAGAAATTCTCAAAGGATTCATAAAGAGTCTAAAGAGTGTTATATAAACACACCTTTAGACTCTTTTATTTTGGAGTAAATAATATGAATAATAAAGAACAATTATCTGAAGCTGTATTAGAATCTACAACCCAATCAACAGAAGCAATTAAAGGTTTTATTGCAAACTCTACTAATTTAATTGGTTCTGTATTTTCTAAATCTGTTTCTTTTATGAAAAGCTTTATTAATACAGCAAAAGAAAAATTATCTGAAGCTTTTAATTTTGTAGTTGGTCAATTTACTGAAACATTATCTTATGTATTAGGTCCTTTGTACGATTATTTAAAACAAGGTATTAATATTTTAATGGGAACTTTTGGTAAAATTGTCGGATTTTTCAAAAAAGATAAAAAAGATGAAAGTGCAACTTGATTACAAAAAATATTTGGATTTTTAAAAAAGAAAGAAAAAAAAGATTATGCTGCTAATATTGGTAAAAAGAAATCTTTTGATATTACTTCTATATTAGCAATGGTTGCTGGTGGATTAGGATTAATAGTTGGAGGAATTACTGGATATATAATAAAACCATTTCAAGTATTATTTAATGCATTAAAAATTGTAAAACCAATATTTTCAGGAATATTTAATTTAGCTTCTTCTATGATTGTGTTTATTAAAAAAATTCCTGGTGTTGCTAAAATCTTTTCTTGAATTGGGAAACAATTTACGGTAATAACAAAAATGTTTTCTAAAGTTTCAAGTATATTCTCTAAAGTAATAGGTTCATTAAAAATATTAGGAAGTTTTGCTAAAGGTTTTATGAAAGGATTTAGTAAATTAGCATGACCATTAACAGCTATAATGGCATTATTTGATTTTATTACAGCATTTATGGGAACAGAAGGAACTATTATAGATAAAATTAAAGCTGGAATTTCTGCTGCAATAGTTGGTTTTTTAGAAATGCCATTAAAATTAATTGGTTGATTAACTGATAAATTTTTAGGAATGTTTGGTATTGAAATAGAAGGTGGAACTGGATCTAAATTAATTGAAGGATTAAAATGATTTATTGATAAATCACTCAATGTAATTCTATGACCATTTAAACAATTGTATAAAGCATTTAAATCATTAATAGAATGATTTTCTAGTGAAGACAAGACATCAATTTTTTCAACAATTTGGGAAGGAATTAAATCTTATTATGGATTCTTATGAGATACAATAAAAGCCCCATTTGTATGAATTAGTGATAAATTTTCTGAATTAACAGAATGATTTTCTAATTTTAGTTTTGGTGAAGCAATTGGAAAATTAATAGATAATATTAAAAGTGCTATGGATTGGGTTGGTAATAAGATTTCTTCATTAGCAAGTAAATTAAACCCAATGAATTGGTTTAGTGATAATGATGAAGAAGAAAATGTTAAAAAAGCTACTAAAGGAAAACTCAGTGAAGATATTAAATTAGATAATGATAGTTTATTAGGAGAGATAGTATCAAGTGTTAAAATAATAGAAGAAATATTAACAAAAAAATATAATGGTATTAAATCAAATAATGTAAATGATAGAGAATATAAACAAAATTCTGTTAGTTCAGCAAATAAAACTAATACTCAATTAGAAGGAATTAAAAAAGGAAATGAACAGGTTGCTCAGAACCAAACAGCTATAATAAATAATAATACAACGCAGAAAAAACAAGAAGTAAAAAGAATACCAGATGAATCTGAATCATTTGGTGTATTAGTAACTAATAAAGCTACGGGATGATAAATAATGGCTGATACAAAAATGAATTCAGTAAATAATCCATTTATAGAAGCAAGTAGAACTTTATGGATTCATTTTACTGTTAAAGAATTAAATAGTCAATCTGCTAATGGTAGATCAAAAATTGGAGCAACTTCTATTAATGAAAAATTTAAATTAATTGCACCAAAAGAATTGTCTACTAATCTTGGGCATACTTGAGGAGAATATGAAAGCATGTCTTCAAGAATTGCAGAAACCGGAGAAAAAGTAAGTAAAACAATGGCAGAAGCAGGGACTGTTTGAAAAGGATTAAAAGCAGGAGTTTCTGGAGGTGCTGCGGCTGGTGTAGCTGCTTTAAAAAGCACTCCAGTAAGATGACATAGACAAGATACTGCAATTACTTATTCAGATTCTGACAGAAGAGAAATTAATTTATCTTTTGAATTAGCTGCATATAAAGATCCAAAAAAAGAAGTATTTGATATTGTTAGAAAATTTGAAGTATATTCATGTCCAAGTATGATTCAATCATGAAATAATAAAGTTGTTCCTCCATATATTTTTTCTATTAATTCAGTTTTTGGAGAAAATACTTATGTAGATTTACTTAATATTGAAAATGCTGCATTAGTAGCTGTATCTCCAACTTATTCATTTCCTTATTTATATGCAACTAATATTTCTCCAGGTTATCCATGTAAATGCGAATTAACTCTTACATTTAGAGAAATAGATCCATTATATAGAACAAACTTTAATTATGAAGATCAATCAAAAAAATTAATTGTCACTACAGACAATGAAGATTTTGGAAGATAATAATGAAATATATAGAAAAAATAGATAAATCATTTAAAGAAGTTACTGGAAATAAATTATCTAATACATCATTATTAAATTTATTCCCAATATATAAATCAAATGAAAAATTTTTAAATATATTTAGAAATTATATATTGAATAATGATATTATTAATGATACTTCATATTATGAAATTTATGAAGTAAAAGAAAAAGATTGATTAGAAAATATTGCTTGAGAATATTATAAATCTCCATATTTGTGATGAGTTATTGGAATTGCTAATAATATTTATAATCCATTTGAAGA